GCATGTTACTCGATGCTATCATCATCGTCGTAAAAGTCGGGTGTTATCATGTCTTCGTCTTCTTTATCCCCGTCAAGGTCAGCTAAAAACGAAGCACGGTCCTCACTTGAGAACGTCATTTGGCTAGCAACGTCAGCCATAACGCGGAGTATAGGGAGGGTACCAGCTTGCATATCTTCTCTGCTAACTCCGAAGCTGAAGGATCCAACGTCTATGCTCTTGGCAATCTCAGTCATATCTTTGCCTATGCCTTCAACTAATTTGTTGAAAGCACTAACGCCGTATTCCTTGAACATCCAACCCAAATATCTTTCCTTGGACAACCACCACTCAACAACAGGCTTCACAAAGGGGCTATCTGCTCCTTGGTTCATCCTGGCAATTTCAGCCATAAGCTGTTCTGGGATCGATAGTCCTTTATCTCTCTCAGAGTACCAGACAGCGTCAGCGGGACGGAAGATTGATCCAACTCCCCACGTATCTGTGCTTGCGTGGTAACTATCATGTAAGAACACCTTTACGATTTCACCGTTCTGTTGGTGAAATATTTGCTTACTAGCGTTCATTTTCAAACCGAACTGACTAGCAGCTTTCTCAATTGGATCGTAAGTCGCATGGACATCTGCAGTGTCTATACGATCAATAGGTATTCCCATCAGCGTATCATCACCGGCTTGAGCACCCGGTATAGGCTCCCATCCTAGAAGCTTTCCTAAACAGTAATGGATAACGACTTCTCCGTATAATGAACCGCCAACGTGCGTAAACTTGGCACCTGATATTAGCCCGTCCACTAAACCAAAGATAGAGTAATTCTTTGATTCAAAGTGTAACGCAGATTCTTTCGCTTGATCATACACATCAGTGTTTATTTTACATAAACTTGTGTCAAGAATGAGGTATTTATACGTTAAAATGTAAGTTGCTACGTCCACCCAAAAATAATACTTAGCGTTAAAGAACGGTTTAACAGCAAGTTGTATTATGGTAGCTAGAATAGCCCCTCGCACTGAGCTGTCATACTTTGACCAGTCAGCAGCAAGATAATCGTACTTATTATTTAAAGCACTCATGATCTGCTTCTTTAGCATTTCAACTCTTGTCGGTTTGTCTTGCAACGAAGGCATAATTGGAGCCTTTAACTCCTTGAGACGATCATTAAAAGGAGTAAAGATCATGGCTTCAACTACAGCTGGGATAAAGGCGTTGGGATATACTGATCTTGTTTTGCCATCTTTAGCAACGTCTCCATCAGTCCCTGACTTCCATCCGTGTTTTTGAATACGCGCAAGTAGCGTAATGAAGCTAATCAAATCCTTATATGTGAAAACTTTTGCATCGAGAATATCTGCTGCAGCATCTATAACTCTATACTTATATGAAACGTGCGTATTACTATCGGTAATCGGAGAACCTACTTTCCCCGAGACGTCAACCCCTGACTCGATAAGTAATCTCTTTGCGAGGTCTGCATCCATTTCAGTGTTACCACTAGCATAAACAGGATAGCCAAACATACCGTCATTGTCCTGTTCAGCGCGGACTTGAGTAGCGCCCATTGGTTGTAATTCTCCTTCTTTCAAACCATAAGACTTCAAAAGATCTCTTAACCATAAAGAGCCTTCAACAACATATTTGGAGAGTACAGAATCTTCATAACTGATGCTTTCAGACGAGTTAATGATAAAGTTCATAGCTGAGAGCTGAACTTCACCGATATGGTTATTATCAAAACCACCACCGGTCATAACCTGATCGCTTTCTACATCCCAAAGTAGTTTGAGTTGAGGAGTTGTTGCAGTAGACTCAAGTGAAGAATGGATCGCTTTTAAGGACTTATGAATCTCTTCGATCTTCCTTTCGCGCTTCTCCAATTGACGAGCCACATTCTGGCCAGACCCCTTTAAATAATTGTCGCGCTCTCTTCGCTTCAAGTTTAAAGGTCGTGGACCTATCAGCTTTACGCCTACTCCAAGTGCTGGAGTGTTACCAAGACCATTGTTAGTGAACTGGACATCTGTACGTTCATAGATAGCGGCTAGTCGACTATAGAAACCCGTATTAGCTTTCAACTGCCTGTCAAACTTTTGCTTGGCAACATCCATTAGAAGGAATTCGGATTTAGGGATGAATGAACCGTAGCTATCTCTTACGAAATAATTATTAAATTCTTCAACGCATTTAAAATTTTTACCATCCATAGCTTAAAATACACCTCCTAATTTATGAATTGGTGTTGTATTCTGTTTATCCGTAACAGAACCAACGTAGTGGGTTAACGTACCA